CTGTGGACACACTGCGAGATCAGGTTCTTTCTTCTCTTTGACCAACTCTCGCTCGTCAAACTTAACGTCACCATTGTCCAACGACTCAGGCACAACGTCTTCGGGGAATCCATGTCTAGTGACGTTCCCTGCGTGGTCTAGGTAAATGGCTTCTTCTTTGTTGGGATGTAATCTTGCGATGCGTCCCGCACGTTGAATGAACGAGATCAAACTTTTGGTACTGAAGCAATCTATCAGCGTCTGGACCTTCGGTGCATCGTAACCAGTATTTAATAACCTGGAGCAACTTAGGATCTGGAACTCGCCTTCGTCGTGCGCTTCAAAGAGGATTTGTCTTTCTTCTTCGTCCATGTATCCATCAATGTGTTCTGCCGTGATGCCCTCGCTCTGGAACATCTCCACCAACTTCTTTGAATGTTTGATTGATGGTGAGAATGCGATTGTTTGCCCTTTACCGTACCGTTTAAAGTTCTCAATGATGTCTCCGGCTAATTTATCATCCTTGTCTATCGCTTCCGATAAACTCTTAGGATCAAAGTCTACACCTCCGGTAGAGAGACGTTTAGTCTTGACACCTTTAAGATCAACAGTTCTGCCGCCAAAGTAACGCACGGGACATAAATAGTCCTTTTCTAAGAGTTCTCTAGTGGTGATTGGCACGATTAAATCAGTGTAATGTTGACCCAATCCCTTGGAGTAAGGCGTGGCACTCAACCCGATGAAAATAACATTGCTGTTCTTCTCCATCAGTTCAGTCATCGCCTTGTAGTGCGTATGGCACTCATCAACAATCGCAACGTGGAAGATAGGTTGGTATCTTTTTCTCGCCAACGTCTGAATAGACGCTATCTGAACAGGCGCACTTGGATCTGTTCGCCAGTGATCGCCCTGCATGACCCCGCATCTAATACCTGCACGGTCAAACTCCTGCAACGCCTGATCAACTAATTTTATTCTGTCACAAATGAAGATCCCTGTCTTGCCGTTCTCAACGACCGACTTCAAGATCTCCATTGCCACTCTGGTTTTACCGAACGAACAAGGAGCCGCGAGTAATGACTTCTTGTTCCCCTCTCTTACAGACTGCCTAAGCATCTGTATCGCTAGTCTCTGATGCTCTCTAATCATCAAAGTGCATCTCAACAGCGTTTAACACAAAGTCCTTCATTTCCTCTTGCGTCATCGCTGTACCCATCACCTGACGGACGATTTCCAAACCCATGTGAAAGTTCAGCCCCGCTGTCGCGCTAGGATCTAAACGCTCATCATAAATTAACTCAAACACTTCGTCCCAGTGACGCTTTAACACCTCGTCCATCCTGTCTATCGCAGGATCTCTAAACTCTACTATTTCTCCCATTACTTTCTCCTTGTTGAGTGGTGAGGGCATCGCACCCTCTCGGCGTAGTTTATTCCAGTTTTATATAAGGTCATGGTGAAACACGCTGAAAGTTTTGGACCGAATATGTGTAACGAGTATCTCAACAACAAATATGGATGTCAACTTATTTGTTAACTTAATTCGCGATAGAGGAGAAGTCTTGAGTCCACACAATAAGCCTCATAAGTCTCATGCCTGGGCCGCTTTCTATCAGTCACCTCAACCACCCTCATATGCTCACGGTCTTTTTTCGTATCAAAGATCAGAACCGCTTTGCGTGTCTTGCAAACTATGAAATAGTAACGAGGCTTTTGATCGGCTTTGTCAAACGACCACTTGTTACACAGGAAAGCAGTAGGAAAAGGATGTCTGTTGTCCTTGAATTCGTACCCTGACCCCTTGACCTCGCAGACCTCCTCCTTGCCGTCTATCATCATCTTGAGGTCACCGTTATCAGCGTACTTGTGTCGCTCCTCAAAGCTCGGTGTTAATTCCTGTGGAAGGATCTGCACCCAGTAGCCTTTTCTCAGCAGCGTCATGGCGATTAGTTCAACTACCTTGTGACTTTCTCTCCAACGTTGCCTGAAGTCTTCGTTATTTTCCTTATACATCTCTTCTCCTATTAACATTTCTTTAATAATGCAAATGAGTTCAGATTTGAGTAACTTCCGGCAATACTTACCCAAGAAAGCATAAAAATGCCTTCTTAGTGATTGCCATAATGCAAATTGAGACGAGATCGTCGTGCATCCGGAGCAGATTACTTTGTGAAGCTCTGCCTGAAGTGATTACGACTCACAAGCCGCCCGACTAGGTCACTCCCAGATTGTCTGCGTATCGCCCAAGGTTTCCCAATGTAGGCTCGCTTCCAATCTCACTCATACCTTCCAAGACTTATCGGTTCCCCTTTTTTAACATGGTGGGAGACGCGGTTAAGCGGACGTATCCATGTGCTTGGAGCCGGAGAGAAAGTCTTTTATGAGGATTGCAGATATGGTAGGATTCAATCGTGTCGGTTGTGACCACGATTCTTCCTTGTTGCAATCGGACATTAAAGGGACACCCAATCCCGCCGACACATTCAATACTACTCTAGTTAGTTTCTCCGATCAACTTGTTTAGATACCACTGAGCCTTCTTGAGATCCTCTAAGGCAGATCCTTTGTACTTATGTCTATGAAGATACTTGTGGCAATTGCCCAACAGATAAGCGCCAAATTGATCGCCTAGCTGCTGTTTGATGTAATCAATGCACTCAATCTCGCCTTCGTTGTAGTGAGGTGGTTTCTCCACCGCCAACCATTTCAATTGATTCCATTCTTCTTCCGTTGCATTTGGCATTAAAGCCTCCTGAAAATGTAATAGACGTTCCGACCGTTCAGTGGTTTACCGTACCTGTTCTTGATTCCTTTCTCTGCAAAATGCTCTGCTATTTTTCTCAAACTAAGCCCTTGCTCTTTCATCGCAATCATTTGCCTGATTATCTTTTGTTCTTTCTCTACTATCTTTACGACACCGTTGACATGCTTAGTCCCGAAGCTTGCTATAGGGCCGATCGTCCCGCCCTTCTCTCGCCGCTTCTGCATGCCTATTTTGGTGAGTTCTGAAGTCCTCAAAAGGTGAGGAGAATGCACCTTGGAGTGACATGGCGCACAGAGATTAACAGTCTTTGTACCGCCTAAAGTTTTGGGTACAACATGGTGAGCGTGATCGGCCTGGATGCCGCATTCAAAGCACACCAATCCTTTTCTTTTCTTCCCTAATTCGGGCATTAAAGTCTGCCAACATATCCCTATAGTCTTGGGCATACAGCTTAACGGGTGTTCGCTGATTTGCAAGCATCTGATCTACATGATCTTTTCCAAAGTTGCGGATCATAAACAGGGTATAAACTTGCGCTGCTGAACCGTGTCTCATCCCGTAAATATTACATCCAGGACATTGCGGCCACACATTGTTGGAGTCAAAAGCGTAGAACGAACTACTTCCCTTGGGTAAAAAATGACCACCATGAACCGTGGTATAGTGTTGAACTTTCCCGCAAGTGACACACTCGCAGAATCCGTTATCATCTGCCTCTTCTAGTCTTCTCAGCAATTGAAAAGCAGTCAAGCACTTAGATCTCGCCGTTTTTGGCACGTTGAAACTCACTATCTTTGGGATTGGTCAATTGTACCCCATGGTCAATGCCCCAGTGAAAGACTTGTTCCATAAATTGATGCATCTCTCCCTTGTCCAAGGACCGTGTTGATCTCAATTGGTTAGGAATCGTTGTCTTGCCTACGACCACATCCTCAGTGCCTAGAAACTCGTTCTTCATCAGCTTCTTCATATCATCAGGCGTGACAGAAACCTTCTCAGAGAAGTGATTAGACATCTCTCCGCACCACATGTGGAAGAGAGAGTTCTGACTCAAAGATCTAGCCGTGGAATATGCTTCCAACTTCCACGCCACAGGTCGCTCATAGTTCCAATCTTCAAGATGGCGGCGAAAAAACCGCAGGACGGTGTCAATGTCCTTGCGGTTGTTAATCATCCAGAACTGACCGTTCATACTAATCTCCACAAAAGCACGGTAGACTTTCATCATCAAAATCAAACAAGCTAGGTTGATCGGTAGCGATCACTTTCATCTGCTCATAGGAATGCCCGCGCCTATCAAACTGGTCGTTTGCTTTCTGCTCTTCTATCTGCCACCAATCTGCTAGCTCAGGCCGCTCTCTTATAATTGATAGTCTTTTGCTTCTGCCTTTTAAAAAGCAAAGATCGCAGTTGCCCCAATCGGTCACCCCGTTGTTGTTTGGCAGCGCCAGATCAAAGTTTTGCCGATCCCAAAAGTTGCCAACATCTTCTTTGGTTTTGCCGTCAACATAAAGCGGGCACCAAATGTCTTGTTGCTCGTTTATTTTTCCATGCATTTTGACGGCGCGTCTTGGCTCATCAGCGCGCAATCCAACCAGACACAAATAAGGCAGAGTAAAGCCCTGATCAATCAAGTAGCGTTTCATCGTCCTTATCTTCATTTGACCAGAGCATGATCGCGTCATTGGATTTGGCAAAGCGCCCATATCGCTAATCAGCTTGGAAAACGGTTCGCCGTTTCTTGATGCGCTGTCGTAATCGACCACGTTATATCTGTAGTCGTAAAGCGGTCTTTTCTCGTTCACCGTTTCCGGCTTGACGCTGCGCCCTGCGTACTCTAGCCAGACGATATCAACGCCCCATTTATCCGCGCAGGATTGCACAAAATCCAACGTCTCTGGCATTTCTTTGCCAGTGTTTGCGAACGTCACCTTTACGTCATGCGGCAAGTTAAAGTCATGCGCTTCAAGTATCTTGTAAAGCATGTATCCGCTAGTACGCCCACCACTAAAGCTGATGGCCGCAGGTTCTGTAATAAAATAAGGACTCATTGCCAGAACTCATCAACCAAGTCTTCAAAGATAGCTTTTATCTCTTCCCACAGTTTAGTTATCATCGTCTAACTCCAGAAAATCAAACGGGTGCATGCCTAGCTGCTTGGAGACTTTGTCCACTAGAGAAAGCTTCGCGTCTTCCCTGTATCTCCACTGAGAGACCTGCTGCTTAGTAATGCCAAGTTGGGTAGCGAGTTCCGTAGAACTCACCCCCTTGATCACTTGGCCCAATCTTAGCGACTTACCAAAATTAAAACGGGACATCGTCGTAAACTTCCTTGCCAGTTAGCTCAGTTACAGACGTTTTAGGCTGACTAGGCACCCAAACATCGTTGATCTTGCCTTTCATGATGGGTTGGTTGCCTGACGCATCCTGTCGCCACAAAGCGATGTCTAAAGTCTCGCCTTCTTTGATGTCTCTGTGAGCTACAACTTTGCCGGACAACGTAGGTCCGTTTGCTCTGTCGGTTTTCCACATTGAGACTTGTCCACGGTTATCGTATTGCATTAAATTCTCCCTATGAGAGTTAAGTTAGTTTCAAGATCTTCCAGCAATTTATCAATCGCCGCTGAAAGGTTAGCGATGTACTTGTCATCACGATCTATTTTCATGATTAGGTTGGGTAAGTCAGGGTGATAGGACATAAACCAATAATCTGGTAAGTCCATCAGCATCATCGTTCCCTGAACTTGAGCGTAATACTCAGGTGGCATTTGGTTCTTGTTGTGAAAATCAATCAGGTACTTCACATGCGTAGTGTGCATCGGACATTTGATCTCCAATCCAGACAGATCCTGTATCAGCCTGTCAGGGCTGCAACCAACCGTCTGATCGTCGTTGGTTACAAACCCTATCTCTCGGCAGATTAAATCGGTCTGGAAGCTAAATACGTTCGCCGCCTCTGGTTCTAGGTCACGCCCTCGCTTCATATGGAATGTGTCAAAGCTATCAAATCGTTTGCCTGACATCTTCTCAGCAAGCAGTTCATGCATGTACTTCTCTGAACTGGCACTAGGCTTGCCTGTGGGAGTCAGAAGGTCTTTAAATCTACTGGCAGAGGGTACGCCTAGCCTGAGAGCGAACCACTCTTCTGAGCCTTGCTCTACGCTATGAATCTTCATTCTTGCTTCCACTCTGGCAAAGTTCTTTTCAGCATATTCGGGACTAAATCCCTTTCTATAAGCTGAAATATTTCATGCTTCATATCTATAAAAACGCTTGCTAGTAAATCCCGCTCGTTCTTATTCAAAGAATCTTGCATGCATTCCCAAAACTCACAGTCAAATATCTCCATTTTTTCAACGTCAGCAAATGACTCCAAAATACCGTAGGCTAATTGGTTTATAGTCATATCTTCCGAACGACCGTATGTTTGCCGAAAGGTTTTAGTCATAAAGTCTTTCATTACTTAGCTTCCTTCGCTTGCATAGTTTTCTTCTGCTGAAGTTGCTTTTTGGCTTTCTCGTACTGATCATCAGTAAGACTCTTTAGATTCTCTACGTTGTAGACGTTGAGGAATGCTGACTTGTTAGAGTTGGTAGAACTTAACATGGCATCAAGATGTGCGACCTTCTCGTCAGAGATGTCTTCTATGCCTAAGTCTTGAGCGTCTGTGTCTTCGTCCGCACATACCGCCCACATTGATTGCGCTTGATACCTTTTAAGATAAGTAGCCATGGACCCTAGATCCTGAATAGGATTCTTGGACGTTTCTAATATCTTCAGACTTGCGGTCTGTCTGATCCACTGACCTGAATTGTGGGATATCTGGCTAGAAACAGATACGCTCCCGTCTTCAGCCTCCACTGCTTGTATGAATGATAGTCCGTTAGCGGATGCTGCAGGACGGATGCAACCAAGCACTGACGTTAAATCAGCATACTCATTCTTGAAGAATGTGTTCTTGGTATTTTTGCCTGGATTGCGAATCTCTGACTGAGCTTTAGCTAAAGCCGTAGCGAGTTCGTTGATGTTTTCTGACTGTTCCATTCTCTTCTCCTTATGTGAAACAGTTGCATAGTAAACTGTTTAGTTTAAGAAGTAAACAAAAAGAATAATCAGATTGGGAAAAAGATGTGATAAACTACGGTCTCTTCTCCCAGAGCTTCGGCTCATTTGGCCCACTTCGGTGGGTCTTTTATTTATAGGTCCAGATAACGGGAGTAGTTTGACGGATGTCTACATGGACGAAAGTCTTCGCAATACCAATCCCTGAGAAACCTAGCTCAAGAGCATTTGCCACGATAATGTAACGCTCGCGCCCGTTATTAACAGCAATATCAGCGGCACACCCTTTTCCATGTTGTCCAGGTCCATTCGGCTTTTTAACCTCGCGGCTATGACGAGGGCTTCTAAAGCCACTAGTAATGCGGAAGCTAAAACCGCATTTCTCGCGCAGCGTATCCAATGCCGCAACGAATTCTTCTTTGATCCCATTTTCCCCCGTCTCCTGACAGTCAAATTCTTCTAACGTAAAATATTTAAACATCACTTATCTCTGTGAACTGAATTCTTCTTCTCGTAAGTCCTCATCGCACCAAGTCCAAGCATACCCATCAAGACGGGCATCATGGTCTCCAACGGCACTAGAGGTATGACGATATCGTACTCAAGCAACGCAAGAGCAAAGTTAGCAAAAGGAATTGTGATGAAATTCCCAAACATGCCTAATCCGCATGTCCAGCCGATAAATGGCCGCCATCCAGAAACAAAAAGACTCTTGTGTGCCGCTTCAACCTTATTGACTTCTAGTTGGGCTTTAGAGATCTCATGAGCATGCTTCTGAGCCATCGTAGCGACATCGTGGGCAAGCCTGGCTCTTTGGTCTTTATCGGGAATAAACTTGTCCAGAAGACCCGTAATTGGACCTATAAG